GTCGGCGATGATCAGGTCGGGCTGGTCGTCACCACGGACCTGATTCAGCCACAGCATGAGCATCATCTGCTCGATCGTGGTCGGGCCGGCCGTAACACCTGCGGAACCGTCGAGCGGAGCCGCAAAGGAGTTGACCGCCGACTGCCAAAACGGGTACTGGGTCGAGTCGATGCCGCCGACCGTGCCCAGGCCGTTGTCCGGGATGATGACCTGCAGACCGCCGATCTGGTTCGGCAGCGAGCCGTCGCCATAGGCGTCGAACGAGAAGTTGTTCTTGAAGGTGTTCATCGCGTTCTTCAGACGCGACTTGGCCAGGTTGATGATCCGGCTTTCACCAGAGTTCTTGCGCAGTTCTTCGCCGCTCGCCAGGATGTTGATAGCGATTTGGCGCCACACGTACTCGGCAGCCGTGAACACTTCGCTGGCGCCGATGTTGAGCACATCGTAGCCGGAGAAGCGCTGGTAGGTCGAGTTGGCGGCGTATTCCAGCGGTTCCACGATCGTCAGACCGCCGTCCTCGGTGCGCTTCAGGCCCTTTTTCATCAGGCGGCGCAGGAAGGCGTTGTTGTTCGTGAAGTTGTCACGGAAGGTCTTTCCGTGCTTACGGAACGTGGTGGTTACCAGTTCCGTGAAAATGGCGTTCGGACTTGCCATGATGTTGCCCCTTTAACGGTTTTGGAGATTTCGATACACTTCTTTCATGGTGTCGTCGATACTTCCGACCGGGGCCGTCGGACCGCCGCTACGGGATGATTCTCGGACGTTCGTTCGAGAAGCTTTCTTGGCTCGTTCCAACTTTTCTGCCGCTTCCTTGTCCGCCTTGGCTTGCCGGTCTGCGGATTCCTTGGCGAGAGCTGCGGCTCGGAGTTGGGGGTTGGCCCAGCGAGCTTTCTCGTATGCATCTTGGAGTGACTGTCCCGACCGGAGGAAGGGAAGCATGTCATCCAACGCTTGGGCTGCATCCGGGTTCTTCGCAATGAAGGAATCGAATTCAGCTTCAGCTCGTTGGCGCAGGGCTCGTTCATCTGCCTTTTGCCGCGCCTCCAATGTGGATTTTACCCCCGTGAGTTCTTCCCGCAAGCGAGCGACTGCGGGATCTTCGTAAGCCGGCTCCCCAGCTTGTTGGAAGAGCTGATCGGGGGTAAGACCAGTTTCCTTGAACAGACCGCGAAAAGCAGCAGCCTTTTGTTCCGGGGTGCCACGGGTGATGCTGGCGTAGGTCTGCATCAGGTAGTTGATGGCTTGGCCGGGGGAGGCCGAAACCTGCTGCATGACCTCTTGGAAGGGGGCCATGGACTGAGCCATTTCCTGGGCGAACTGGATTGCGGGCTTGGCATTCTCATAGCCCTTGAAGAAGTTCTCTTCCCGGCGATGAATTTCCTGTTTGATGTGTTCCGGCAGAGCCGCATAGTCCTGCGCAAGGCCGGCTTTCCAGCTCTTGGGCATGACGTTCACATCACCAACAGGCGGATGAATGCCACTCTCATCGCGTGCGCGCTCTTCTTCAGTGCGCGGGTCCTGCAGAGCCTCTTGAGCAGCCGGGTCCGGCTTTTCTTCGGAAGTGGGTTGCTCCTTGCCTTTATCCACGGTTTCGACGACTTCGGACTCTTCCCCGGAATCCCCGAAAGCCTCGTCCATGGCCGCAAGGCCACGCTCTACCAGCTCGGTATCACGCTTGCCAAAACCCTCCGGAGGAGTCCAATCTCCCCCGCCACTATCAACGCTGCCGCCGCCAGCAGTACCGCCATATCCGCCCAGTTCCCCGGCTTCATTCCAATACCCCCGCGAAATCAGCATTTTTTTGATGTTCATTTGAATCCCCTTTATTCAACGGAAAGGCCCATTTCCTGGGCCGTAGTGTTAACCGCAACTTCGATCTCGGTTTCAAGCTTTTTCAGCCGCTCTTGAGCCTTTTTAGGTTCTTCGGCAGACTCTCCAGGTTCCAGAATTCGACATCCGGACCGCTTCAAGTCCTCGATATGCTGTTTTTTCCCTTCGACCCATTTGCCGGTGGCCGGAGAGATGTACCCCGGATAGTCCACAGCAATCATGGGCTTCGAGATGACCTTTGTCATGGGTTTGTCTGCATGGCAGCCCGGAGTCTCGCACATTTGAGGCTGCAAATAGTCCTCCAGTTTGAGCAACCGAGTCTGCTTTTTCTCGCAATTGTTGCAGATATACTCATACAGCGGCATTTCCATTCCCCTTTTTGGCCTTGTTTTGGCGGTTTTGTTGGTTCACATTCTGAACCTGTGCGGCAATGATCTTGGCTTGAGCCGCGTCTGCAGTTGCTTGACGTTTTGCCGCGATAGATTCCATGTCGACCTGATGTTGCAGGGCCATCTTTTCCATTTCCATGGCATGCTTACGCTCAGCCATCTCCAGTTCCATCTGCATCATGCGCTGGTCATTGACCATTTTGGCCTGTTCCATCTGCATCCGCTGTTGGTCCTGTTGCTGCTTCATCTGGAACTCTTGTTGAGCCTGCTGCATCTCCATTTGCTGCTGTTGTTTGGCAGCATCTTGGTCTTGCTGTCCCGGAGGCGGAGGCTGCACCGCTTTCAGCAGTGTATCTTCGACTTCCTGTCCCAGGCGGAACCGAGCCACGAACGCGATGATGAAGGATTTAGCTGCATCGAACGGCAAGAAGCCACCAGTAACCGCCGGAGTGAGCGCTTGAATCATCTGGGTCAGGCCCGTCATGATTTCCGCGAGTTCCGCCTTGTCCTGCTTCACGTCATCGGCCAGGGTCGAATCGGTTTCAATGTCAATCCGATACTGCCGCTGCACCGAATTTCGCAAGAAAGCAATCACATCCTCCCAGGTCGGGCTTTCCAGAATCTGTTTGACCTGCGGGGGCAGCTGCGGCTGTTGCGGAGGTTGTCCGGGTTGCGGAGGCTGTGCAGGCGGCATGGGTTGCTGTTGCAGAGCCTGTTGAATCTGCATCTTGTCCGCAGCCGACGGTAACTTAACCCCCGTAATATCGGCAAACTTCTCCTTATCATACTGGCTGCACATGATTTCAGCCATGATACGAATGCAATTCCGCGCGAATTTCTGCACTCGTCCCTGCATGTCTTGCAAACGAAGCGTGCCCCACCGGTTCTTGATATCTTGAGCGGTTGCAGTTTCAGAAGCGACCGACGCGCCGCGAATGATATCAGAAATGCCTGTGACTTCATAAATCACTTGCTTGACTTGCTGACGCTGATTCCACAACTCCTGAATCACCGGAACATAGTCTTGAATAGGCACCAAGAAAATACTGGCACTCAGGCCCTTATCCAGCCCGGCCGCGTTGGTGATCGGAACCAGGACGTTTTCTTCGGCATCCAGCACTTTGGCAATGTCGTCGATCAGCGCAGAATACATCCCGCGCACGCGCATTGCTCGGATCAGGCCCTTCAGCCGGCGGGTGATTTCTTCAAGCTCCTTTGCCTGCGCCTTATAGAACTTATACAGGGGAACCGGAATCATGTTGCGTACTTTGCGAGCCAACACCAGCGGTTCCGGGCACGGGAAAAAGCCACTGAGGCCCAACGGGTCGTCAATCGGCTCTTCCAGCGGGCCACACTCGTACCCATCGCAGATGTTGTATACCTTGCGTGTGGTCTTGTCCCAGATCTGATAAACCGTGCAAACCATGGGAGCGCCGTCCAGCTCGTTGGAATTCTGCCCCGTCGGCTGTTCATCCGCCTCGACCGTCTCGGCCATCGACTTGTAAGTCACCAGTCGGGAGACCTCGGGCCAAGTGGCGTCCATGTCCGTCTTGGTGTAGATGTACACCCGTGCAACCCACGGAACGCGTTTCCAGGTCTTGGCGTAGCCATACAAGAACTGGTCGTAGGGAACCAACTCGGGATGGATGTTCTCGTTGGCCACCTTCTGAATGGTCTTTTCTTCATCCTGGTCCACGCTCGGAGTGTCTCGCTCCTGCAGCTCTTCCAAGTCCTCTTCCGGTTTGCTTTCGCGCTTGGACGGAACTTCGACAAACTTCGCGTCGTAGTTGAACCACGCCTGTCCACGGCCCGGTACCAGGGAAGATAGCACGACCCCGCTCATGATGGAGTCGAACTCGCAGAACTCATCGTCGTTGGTGTCCAAAGTCCACTGCAACGACTTATTGAGCATGTCTGCCGCTGCAGCCGCAACCGGGCTCGGCTCGCTCTTGATTCGACGCACCGTAGCCGGCTTTGGTGTAGCCGAATAAAGTGCCGGCATCAACGTTTCCGTGTTGCTGTACAGAATGTTGAAACTCTGCTCCGTCACAGCTTCGTAGATATCGAGCACTTCCCTAGCCTCTTTGCGCCATTGCTTTTCTCGCTTCAGCGCATCACCCATCTGGTTGAGCCAGTACCGGACAAGATCCGCGTTCTTCTGCGCTTCAGCATTTTCCGGTTCGGTGCTCGGGCTCGGAACCTTCGTAACCTCATCCATTTTGTCTTTCCTTGTTTTTGCGCAACGCAGCAAGCATATCTTCAAACTTCATCTGAGTAACCCCGCGGACAACCTTCATCTCCTCGGGGACCCTGATTCGAGGAATCCAGGGCCGACTCATGCAGCCATATCGGGTTTCGTCGAGGGCATGGTCTTCCTGATCCGTGTCCAAATCCTCGGGGTTCTTTTCATCTGACTGCACCGATTCAATCGTTCGAATCGTGTCTTCACAGCCCTCGGAAAAGTACAGCATCGGATCGCCAATCGGAAGCCCATCCAAACCCAGCTCCCCATCCAGCCGCCACCGCATTTGCTGCCATCCGGCCATCCGAGCGTTATCAGCCTTACCCCACGAAACACCAGCAATCAGCATCATCTCTGCAATACTCGGACCGCCGTCCTGCTTAAAGATGCTCGGGTCAGCCGTGCCATACTTCACCCTGATCATCTGCTCAATTTCGCGGTTCCGAATGCCCTTTGCCACCTGATCCGCGTTCATTCGCAGACCTACGTTCGGTTTGCCGGGTTCCATCCCGTACCACTCATGATATTTAAAAAGGGCGCCGTGCGGGAGGCCCCAGGTACCGTCCGAAATCGCATACCAACCGATGCTGAATGGTTTGGCCGAACCCCAGTCCATAGCTCGAAACCGAACCGCTCCGACCGGGATTTTCAGGTCATACGCCATCGGAAGGACGTGACGTTCGCGCCTGAAATTATTGAAAAACACCCCGTCGACGGCATCCCAGTCACCTGTCAGCCATGCCTTGACCAACTCCGCAGAACCGGACTGGTGGAGACGTGCCACATAGGTCGAGTCGCCATCCAAAAGCAGCTTGTTATCGGACAGTTTGCTCGGAATGAACACGCGGTCGATCTTAACTGTCTTACCCGTGAACGGATTTGTAAATTCTTCCCAGAAAACTTCATACCCGCGCGGATTCGGGGTGATATAGCGTTCCTTCACCCAGTGATGGCCAGGACCGCCGGGGTTACCTGTAAGGCGCATACCACAAGGCACGCCAGCACCGCTTCGGAGCGTCGCACGAAGTTTGTTGATCGGGTCCGGACTGGGGAAGTTAGTCGCTTCTTCGATGTAAACACGAGTATAGGCGTGCCCTTGGTACTCTTCTGCATCGGAGTCCCGCTCCAAGTAGCGAAATTTGAGACGAGCCCCGTTCGGCATCGTGAATTCTGCTTTCGACTCATTGTATTTTGCCCCCAGTGGCTTGAAAAGGGTTTTCGCCCGCGCGATAACCTCTTCCAACTGCTTGAATTTGCGCCGGAAAAACACTCCGATGGCGTTTTCGCCATACATAGACGAATGGTTGAGCCAATCGCCCAAGCTGGAGTCAGTTTTCCCGCCCCCGCGCGCCCCTCCGAAGAAAACTTCCGTAACAGGGCACGTAACCAGGGCGGTTTGAGGCCCTGGCTGCGGTTGCCAAACGATGTGACGAACAGTTTCTTGAATCATACCAACCGCTCCAAAGCCTTATTTAGGAGAAAAGCGGTCTGAATTGCATTGAGTTTGATTTGCTGCCATTCGATTTCCGAAAACTCGTCAAAAAGTTCCAGAATATCTTTACCGTGATCAGGGTCATGCTCGCAGTGATAGCGCAGAGTTCGACATAGAGGCTTTCCATGAATTGCTTCAAACTCCTCAATTCGGTCAATTGGAAGTGGAAAGCATTCCAAAACAGCCATGTAACCCAAAATTGTAGCAGGACTACCATGAAAGACATGATAATACTGACTTCCTACCAGCACAGGCACATCAGGATTCAGCAAAGCCTTGCATGGATCTACGCCCGCAGTCATTAGGTCCGAATGAAGCCACTCGGCATGTCCCGATTCTTCCACTAAGTGGCGCATAAAATAATCCCGAATCCTCCCAATCGGCTCGAAATACACAGCCCGCTCTAATAGGGGCTCGCTCGCCACGATAACCTGCCACATCAGCACCAAATTCTTGATGAAGTTTTCCTTTTTGGAAAAGTCAATCGGGACTGCTTGGTCCCGAATCGTTTTTATCGTGCTGATCAAATCCCCTGCTCGTCGCATAGTCAGTCCTTGTCAGCTTTTCCGTCTAGTTTGTCCCGAATCCAGTTCAAAGTATCCTGAACATTTTTGATATCATCTCGGTAGTCGTCCTTCCGTACGAAATCCGAGTTCAATGTAACAACGATGGAGCGAACTTCCAATTGCAGAGACTTGAAAGCGTGCCACAACACCACACCCAGTGCCCCAACCAGCGCTCCGCATACCGCAAAGACGAGATTGAACATAGCTTGGTAATCCACGTAGACCCCCCGGTGTTATGGAAATTAGTTGCCCGCGCCGAATGAAATATCGACTGTGGTGCTGCCAGTGACCTGGATCACACTCCAAGTGCCGCCGGGTGGGCAACTGATGGTGACGCTGGAGTTCGGAGAAACCAGCATGGATTTTGTTGCATCGGCCACGGCTCCGCTACCACCCGGACCAGCGACTTCGACGCGCAGAGCGTTGGTCCCGCCACTGTTCACAACACGCATTTGCGTTGCATTTGTCGGAATCGAAGCCGCAGCACTAGCCGCACCGCCGGTCGTTGCCTGTACCGCACTTAGCGGAATCGGGGAAAAGGGAAAAAGTTGCATGATATCCTCTTAGGATTTGTTCTCGACAACATCGACCGGCGCATGTTTGGCCGACCAGCTGTCCACGGATTGTTCGGGCTGCGGCATCATAGCCACATAGTTATTAACCTGCACCGCATTGCCGACGTTTCGGGCGCCGAAGCCCTTGGCCTTGGCAGCTACTTCCATCGCCTTCATGGCCAGTTCCGGGTCACGGCTGTTTTGCAGCTGCTCCTGCACAACCTCCATGCTCTGATGGATCAGTGCCTCGAACTTGTTTTCCAGCGTATCGATCAGCACCGGATTGACCAACTCGGCCTTGCGCTCTTTCAACCGAGCCTGAAACGCGTCGGAACTCACGACCCGGCTGCACCACGTTTCCGTGTAACCAAATTGGTGGGCAATCTGCCGCATCGAGGCTGCGGGATTTGCAATGATCAGGTCGATCATCGCGTCATGGGTGTAACTTAGTTTAGTAATAGCGTTCATTTCCACCGCCTAGTAATAGGTCTGCGTGGGCGCTGTAACCGGCCCACCGCCAGGGGAGCCCTGCCGCATGTTTTGCATCATCTGCGCCAGAATCGCCATCCGGTTCGCATCTTGCGCGGGTGCCACTGCATTTGCAGCAGGGGCCTGGGGCCGTTTCCCCATACCGCCAAGCATCGAAAGCAGGGTGGCCGGGTTCATCCCGCTGGTATCTGCCACCGAACCCTCCATCCCGCGCATTTCCAGCGGGTTATCCGCAACTGTGTTCATCTGGCCCATAGCCGTATCTCCGCGTCCAAATTGCCTTAAGTCTAGCCTCTGGCGGGGTTCGGGGCAATGTCTAGCCTGCCCTCGGTCGTGGGTTCCGTTTGGCCGAGGAACTGATGTCCACTTTACGGAATGTCCATACCTTGTACTTTCCGGAATTTTTGGCGAAGTCCCGAAAACCTCCTCTACGCACCCGGCCAAGGGCCGCATGGGAACCCTGGCCCCCTCATCCGGACAACCGGGGGTGGGGTCTGGCACGGATGTTGCAGTGGGGCGAGCTAGAAAGAAAATGCGCGCGGGCGTGCGGGCGCGCGAATATACTAGGGAGGGATGGTAGTCAAGGTGCAGAGTTAGAGGAAAAACTCTAGAGACAGGGCTTGCACATTCCGGAGTGTGAACATACACTGGGTACATCGAAACACAACACACGGAGAGCAGCATGACACACGGCCAACGGGCAAAAATGATTGCGAAGAGTCTCGGGGTGTATACGGCGGCCCGGTATCTCTACCGTCGCGGGTACTCGATTGAGGCAGCGCGTTGGATTCTTTTGGGGGTATAATCCCACTCACAGCCCCGCGTGCGGGGTTCTGGGGGCGATTTTGCCCGGTCTAGAAATAGAGGGTCTATCATGAGCAAGAAAGAGCAACGACTGGTTGTAAGCACGGATGAGTTCAAGGGCTCGATCACGTGGAATTTCAACGGGTTTGAGCCGCTGGTGTTTTCGGTCGGGGATGTGTGGGAGGATTTGAACCGCATGCACCCAGTCGCCGCCCGGGCGATGATGCACGGATTCAAGCAAAAAATCAACGATGCCGGAGCGCTGGCTCGGGACACGGCCACGGGCCGGGCGGATAATGCCCTGCGCGTGGAGAAAATGCGCGCAATGGCGGAGCGGCTGGCCCATGGCGAGTGGGAGATGCAGCGCACGGGCGGGGGCGGGGTTGGCAATTTGGTTCGTGCCTTGGCCGAGTTCCTCGACAAGCCCGTGGGCGAAATCAAGGACAAGGTCTCCGCCATGTCCAAAAAGGAAAAGACGGCCCTGCAGCTCCATCCGGAAGTGGCCAAAATCCTCGCCCGGATGGACGCGGAAGCCGGCTCCGGCATCGACGCGGGCGAATTGCTGGCCGGTTTGGGGGAGTGAGCGGGAAGTGCATACCGGGAGCCGTTCGGGTGCGGAATTTTGCAACCCGGGTGCCCTCCCGGTTAAATCCACCAAATCCACGTTTGCCGTTCGAGTGCCGTGTGTATGCCGTGCAGGTGCCTTGCAGCATTCGATTTTTTGACCGATCCCCGCATACTTTCCTTCACCCCTACCCCTCCTATTTGAATTTTTTTTTATTATAAGGAGATCACATAGGGTAGATGGTGAGGAGGAGAAAGGTGGCTCAGTCTGAAAAATCGCAATGCGACATGGCACACACGGGGCATACACATGGCATACGGTCGGCAAACGTGGATTATGTGGGTTGCGAGCGGGCGGCGTACGGGAGTCTAGTCTGGCTTGTGAGCGGCAAACGTGGGCGTATAATGGCATGTGGGGTATGGCCCGATGGGTGGGCGGAACCCACGACAATTTACAGGAGATTGTGCAATGGCACGGAGCAAGAGGGCGAACAATTACCCGCCGAGTTTTCAAACGATTCTGGAAACGGTTATTGCAACCGGGGAGCCGTTTGTATTTCCGCCCGATTTTCAGGGCTACCGGTTGGCGGGATTGCGCTCGACGTATCAAGCCTATTTGAAAGCCCTTGTAACCGAGTGGCAAGAGGCGAAACCCACGGATTTGCATTACGCGCATAAAAAGCGGCTGGGTGAATTGGCCGAACGCGGTATCGTGCGAATCAAAGACGGGCAGGTGATGCTTGAGGATAGGCACAATGACGGGTTGGAGCGTGCGTTGCAAGCGTTGCTCAAATCTCGCGGGATCAAAACGCAAGAAGAACAAGCCTTTGACCAAGTTCAACGCGAATTAGGGCTGGCAAGCGCTACCACAACTCAACCTCGGGTCGATGCGGCCGATTTGTTCCTACAACGGAACAGCACGCAACGCGTGGGTTCTCTGCAACCCCCGCACGATCAGTCGAATACACCGATGCAATTCGATGTGACGGTGCACCGGGATGCGCAGGGGGAGCAGAGAATTGTGCGAGTGAAACCCACGACCGGCGCACCAGCCCCCACAATCGCGGACGGGTGCCAATTTTGCGGCGGGTATGGCTGTGAAAAGTGTGAACCCACGGGCGGGAACTCCAAGCCATGAACGATGATCCCGAAAGCCGCTTCTGGCTCCTCATTGCGGCATTGAGCTTCCTTGGGCTATTGATTTGCCTGAACGGTATATGGTTGATGGGCGGGTTTAATTAGCATTCTTGCCCAGGCCCGCCGGAGACCATTCAAGCATATCGCGTACAACAACTGACCAACAATCAGAGAGAACCCACCATGTACAAAATCCTGACCGCAACCAACGGCGAACCCGCGAGCGCCGAAGAGCAAGAATTGATCCGGGGTTTGCTTCGTCTTTCCAACGTCATGCAGATGCATCCGCAAGCCACTGAACATTTCCTGACCACGACCATGCTCACCATGGTCAAAAATCCGGAGCGGTACATTGAAACGCTCAAACAGGCGATTCGGGACAACCATACGGAAGACATTACCGACGCCGAGGGCGTGACCAATATCCAGCTCTTGCATTTTCGCAAGACAATGCTCGAATGGCTCGGGAGCGATTGGGGGCTGGAATGCGTATCTATTTCATTGTGATTGGCGTCGCCATGGGTGCGGTTGTGCTTCATCACCTGTGGCATGCAATCGAGTCGTTCGAGGAGGAGCCGTGGACGGGCGAACACCCGCGAGCAAATCCCAGAGAACGCAATCTACCGCGCAATCGACTGGCCCGACATAACCAAATCCGTCAAAAATTCGCAGAACAGCATTGGAACGACGTTCATAACTGGAGACAATAATGTCAAAATTGCAAAAATGGACCCCGACGGACGACCAGTTAATGCTGCGTCGGATGGGAAAACTAATCGAAGAGCTTAATGAGCTTTCGGTTGTAGCAGCGCGATGCATCATTCAGGGCATAGATGAGGTAGACCCAAGTTCTCAACTGGTTAACAAAGACAGATTGGAACGAGAAATTGCTGATGTATACGCTCAGCTAGACTGCACCGTAATGGCATTAAAGCTAAATCAGCATTTTATTTTTACACGGAAGAAAGACAAAATCGGGCAAATGGCTGAATGGGAATCGATGTTTAATGACGAACGGTGTAAAACTTGCCCCTATCCGGGTTGTCCTGATCCGTTTTTTGCAAAACCGCCTTGCGCCCTTTGTTATGAGTAACAAACTGGAAGTAAGCCAAGCCTAGCCAAAATGCCGTAATGTACAAACCCCACACATACCGGAGTTAAATCATGAAATCAGCCCTTATCATCGTCGGCACAATCTCAGCCGCATTTCTTCTCTCAATACCTGACCGGGCACAATGCCAGGAGCGAGAGATTCGTCCAGACGTCTTGGTGTTCGGCGTGAGCAAGCACTCCACCACACGTCCGACCAATGACTTCAATTTCGGACTCGGAGCGGAAGCGGCGTATCGAACAGCCGGGGATCGTACGGGCTGGTCATGGGAGCCGTTCGCAGGCGGGTTTGCGATGCGCGATTCGCTGTACAAACTCGGCGGAGCGGCGTACGGCGGCGCACGGGTGCGCCACACGTGGGAATCGGGCACGTACGCCGACATTTCGTTGCGTGCGGGGTATATGGTCGATGAGCATTTCCGAGGCGTTGCAGCCCTCCCTACTCTGGGTTTTGGCTACAAGTCTGTCGGGGTCGAAATCGCATACATTCCCAAGCGCCCGACCACATACGGTTCGGTCTGGACGATGTTCCTGCACTTGCAATTCTAACCAGTCCGAGTGTAGCCCAAGCCCTCGGAGTGCAAGTCCAAGAGTGTTAAAACTATGGTTGCATATTCGACGGCCCCGAGTACAATGGAATCACCACGCGGCGATGAGCCCGAGGGGATCAACCAACCGGGCACCGCGCCCACCCAATCCAAAACGGAGAAATCAAAATGACGGAAGCAGCAACCCAGGCAAAGAAGAAGGCACCTGAAGTCACGTCGGTCACAATGGAAGACGGCCGCGTGGTCGAGTTCGCCGGCAAGCGCAAGCTGCTGAAGGAATCGATCAAGGACGAGCACGGCGTACCCGCAGTGCGTTTCGACTTCGTGAACGGCAAGACCCGCACGGTACAAATCACGGTCGGCGCCAGCGATGAGAACAAGAACGGCCTGCTGACTGAACTGGCCCAGCACGGTCTGAAGCAAAAGATCGGTGACGAAATCGCCGGTCTGGAAAACATCGATGACGCGATCCTGGCCGTGGACGACCTGATCGACGATCTGAAGGCTGGCAACTTCAACAAGGTTCGTGAAACCAACGGTCTGGCCGGCGCCTCGGTCCTGCTTCGCGCCCTGGTCGAAGTCACGGGCAAGGATGCCGAGCAGATCCGCGCCTTCCTCAAGGACCGCACCGCCGCCGAAAAGAAAGCCCTGCGCAATTCGCCGGAAATCGCCCCGGTCGTGGCCAAGATCGAAGCCGAAAAGGCCAAGAACAGCAAGGCAGCCGAGGTCGACACCGGCGCCCTGCTCAGCCAACTCGCCGCGTAAGCAGCCGAGGGAAAACGAAGCGCAGCCCAGACCCCTGCGCGGATACCAAGAATGGCCCAAGAATTGGGCCTTTTTTGGGGCCAAGGGATCACTTTCCGGAATGTAAATCAAGTGAACGATACCAAGTACCTCATGAACTGGAACGGCCGAGTTTTTGACTCGGGGTACCAGAAGCCCGGAGAGCTTCACACGCTGGAGACTCGGGAGCTGCAGGAAGTGTGGGGCGTTGATCCGGAACCGAGTGCACGGTTTGTCACTGTGATTTGGGCATTTCGGCGGGTGAATGTATCTACGATATGGGCGAACACGGGATTCCAAGAAACACACTACTATGAGTTGCTCGGCGTGCTGCCGGTTTCGGAGACATTGCAATGAGGCGCGGATTTTATCACGATGAGCCGGATTATACCTGTCCGCAAATTGATTCAGCTATTGATATGCTGGAGGATTTGCGAAAGTCCAGCGATGAAGTTAGACAGTGGGCACGACGGAAAGCCGATGAACTGGAAGGTGCTCAGGAAGAAATTAGTGCGCTGGAAACAAAGGTTTCAGAGTTGGAAGATGAGGTCGAGACTCTGAAGGATCGGATCAAGGAACTGGAAGAACAAAATGCGTAAACTCGGGCAGTGGAACAGATACACCGTGACCGTAACCATGCCGCGAGGGCAGAAATTACAGGTCGATTGTCGGGTGTATTGGGGCTATCCGGCTACCGGATTCGAACCCCGCGAACATGACGAACTGGACATTGAGCATGTCTTGGTTGTTGAAGATGACGTAGTCGCCATCAACATCGACGAGTTGCTGTCCGAGTTGAACGTCGATTATGGGTATCTCGATCCCTTGGTCTGGAAGGAACTCGAAAAGCTGTGAACGAAATTCAATATCAGAGCCTTATGGCTCAATGGGAGTGGGAAGATGAAGGCAAGCGTGGAGTATTCGGAGGAAGATGTAAATCGGCTGATAGCTCGGGACATTCTGACGAAATTTCACCAGAAAATCGAGCCGCACAAAGTGGCTTGGCACCGAGACCCGGAAACGGGAAATATTTATCTAAAAGTTGACATCGGCGAAGCCGTTAAAGAAACCAATCGGTAATGGGGGCTGGAAATGGAACTCAATGACCTGCTGGCTTCGGCCATGAGAGGGCAGGAAGAAAAGGCCGCAATCCACGCGGCGAAGAAAACGCTTGTCACAGCCCGCACCGGGAGCGACGAGTTTATCAAGGCGAATGAATACGTTCGCCAATGGGAGCAGGAAAACCTCTGGAGCCAAGTTGCTCTAGAACTCCAGATGACGGAAGAGACTTGCACCTGTGGGAACAAGCATCTATTCGTCGGGGGTCTTATGTTGGTGAGCCAGCATAAGCAACACCCCGACCGCATCACGATGAAGGCCGTTCTCGATCCCGCATCGCACCCGGAACTCCCCAAACGCACCCACATCCGCCCGATCGCTGTCCACATCTGTCCCTCGTGCGCCCTTCAACACAATTTCCCCGACTGGAAGTGACCCATGAAAAAGAAAGTTGAAAAGCAAATCCGTGTCGAGTTCTTGATGCCGGCCAGCATGCACGCCAAGATGATGCTGCGGCTGTATTCGCCCCTGGAAGAGCGGGTTCCGTACGGGGCAATTGCCAAGTACATGAACGATCTGGTTCGGGAGGATCAGAAAGAGAAGACGCAGCAAGCGGAGATTGTAAATGCGCTTCCGTAACCTCCAACAGCTCACCCAGCATCATAACTGGTGCCACTACATGATCCGGGGCATGGTGGCGGCGGTCAGTACAATCGGCCACTGGTTCCCGTCCCCGGCCGTGGAGCAAACGAAACGGCAGTTGTGGTCACTGATGTACGCGGTTGATCATGAGTACAACCAGAAGGCCAAAAAATTCTAGGGGGATGTAGTGGAAGAGAAAGATATTGACGGGCTTTCGCTTGACATTGCCATGGTCCTTGATTTGGAATATGCCGACGCACGAAGTGCGGTTGAGCGAGTGCTGGATAGGATCAAACAGCAACAGCACACGGCAACGGTCCATTACAGCCTAAACCGTCATGGGGCATTTACTGCAACTACAATTTTCAACGGCAAAATTCCCCCGGAAGGCACCAAACTATACACTCATTGAGGCTAACATGTCCGAAAAACTCGCAAAAAACCTGTTCATCCAAACGGCCGAAGAAATGCAAGCCAAAATGCCCAAGGCAAGTCCGCTGGTGATTGCTAGTGCCATTGCGGTGAAGGCAATTCAAGAAATTCAGGAGCTTGTGCAGAAAGACAATGAACAGCTGCAAGACCTGGAAAACGCAATTCGGGAAATTGCAGAGTTCGCTCATGCTCGGAGCACAGGGCCGGCTGTCCCGGATGATCTTTGGCGGATTCGGGGACTGGCTTACGATGCCATGGACATGGTGTCGAATGTGACGGTTTCGGCCGATCCTGCACCCGCAGCGGCGCAGGCGGGGTTGAGCGAAGATGCCAAGCGCCTTGAGCACATTGTGGCGATTGGCTGGGAAGGGCTTCGCCGAGCATGGGAGCGCTTTGGCGAGGACCATCAATGTGAAACCGCGCTTGAAGAGATTCGCGCCGTGATTGATGCGGACCTCTCCCGCGCCCCTGCCACGCCGCAGAGCGAGCAAACCGCGCCGCATGTCGGTACTTTGGAAATCGGTTCGGACGGCGAATATTCATTCCGGCCGAACCACGAAGAAATTCGCCGCGTTAAGCCCGCTTTCGGACAACGCTCCACGTTGCACCGCGTTTGTCTCGCCACCCAATCCGCCCAGCCTGCCGAGCCGAAGCCCAAAGGGTGCGATTGCGATTTTCAAGGCGCTCATTCATTCGATTGTCCTGCAGCGGAACAGCCTGCCGAGCCGAGCGGGGATAAGCGTAAGCACTTCGATGAAGTGACTGAGCGCCTGCTGAAAGGGCAGAACAGCTTTTCGGCCAAAGTTGCGAATATCGGGCAGCAAATCGTTCCGGAGTCGGATGAGGTGTTGCGTCTGCACATTGAAATGGCTGGGCTACGTCAACAATTGGACCGCGCCAATAACCGCGCTGACAACGCTGTAGCCCTATCTAATCATCTACAAGACAAGCTCACCGCGCAGTCCGGTCAGCGGGCGGGCGTAGGGGGATTGCCGCAGTACACGTGGGAAATGGGTGAGGCCGCAAACCGCTATCATGCGCAGTTCAAAATGGCGCATCCGCTCCCTGCGCAATGGCGCTGGCACGAGCTGTGGGGCACCATGCTGGCCGCCGCGCCCGCACCGGCAGCGCAGACGCAAGCGGAGAAGAAAGAATGACTCAACTTGTCCCCCGCACCGAACTTCTCCAGTGGATGCGTGAAAACCAAAGTTACGATGCCGCACAATCTCCTGAGTATCAGGAAGTTTTGCAAAAACTACGCACCGGCTGCGTCCTCAACCTAACTGAATGGCAACTTGCCTCGGAGTGGTACAATGCGCGAAGAAATTTGGAAAACCTACAAAGCACTCTCTCCGGACAGCAAGGAAGCGGCAGTCATTCGAAGAGAGACCTGTCAAAAGATACTGACGGACAAGCGTTTCAGGGTGAAAGCTCTGGACTCCCAGGGAATTCACTTGCATGTGAGCTTCGGGACATGGCTGGCTCAATATTGGCCAACGACGAACAGGTGGCACATTATGAAGCCAACTCTTCCGAAAAACAGAAAGTCGGGGACGGGGCTCCGGAGGCTAGTAGTGCTGATGAAGCAAGACCCCAGCCGGGTGCAATCCTGGGATCGTACCGACTGGCAACGCCTTCGGGATTTGTCGTCTTCGTAGCGGTGCAAGGTGAGCGTGCGCCGCAACTTAAGATCGGGGTCGGTCTGGGCCTTGCCGGGGATCTGGACCTTTACCGCGCCCTCGAACACGGGGCATTTGTCAACCTGCAAAACATCGTGGAGATTTGCAATGCTTCAGACCTTCTATAACATCGGCGCGACAATGGGGCTATCGGCGTTGGTTGCGACAATAATCGTCGGGTGCATGTGGGTGGGTATGCGCTCAATTTTCGCATTCTACGACGGCGTAGTCTGGGCATGGCGCCGCATGTCTGCGTGGCTCCGGGGAACGGATCGGGTATAATTACGGAATGTACAACGAGTGAACAAACCGGGTTCACATTCTACGGAGCAAACGATGTATCCGATTGACATGCAGGCAAAAATCAACGAGTGGCGCGAAAAGGCGAAGGCCGGCACACTGACCGAAGCAGAGGCGATTGAAGCGATTGCACTCTTGCGCCAGGGCAACCGTGCCGCTGCAGCCGTGGGTTCGGCAAAGGCGAAGAAAGAAAAGGCCGCGCCGGACGCGAATAGTTTGCTGGATCAACTCAAGGGGCTTTGAAATGCGCACAGCGGAAAAGAAGCTATGGATGTATGCAGTGTATACAGAATGGAGTGAAGAGCCGGAATTCCATTTACTCGAATGCGAGGACATGAGCAGTGTTGGGGGCACCCACTCAGCTTTTGTTCGAGTGGAAGCAAATCCGGTGGTGATAACACATAGTTTGGATGAAAATGTGAAGCTTCCCACCAAAGCAGAAGCATTTATCAGTGTGTTGCAAGCTCAGAAAAAACTCGTTGCGGCTGAGTACCAGAAACGAGTCACTGAACTCGACAACATGATCCAAAAACACCTGGCTCTTCCGAACGAAGTGAAGTCAGCGACAGAGGTCGAAAGTGACGATTTCTCCTTCTGACCGCATCGGGGACCACATTCCGTTCCCCGACACTATCGACAGTACCATGCTCGGCACGTTCCGTTCGTGCCCGCAGAAGTACTTCCGCACATACATGCAGCACTACAAACCTCGCGGCGAATCCGTGCATCTGATCGCTGGTGGGGCGTTCGCCGAAGGGCTCGAATATGCGCGAAAAGCTTTCTACATCGATGGCAAGACTGATCGGGAAGCAGAAGCAGCCGGTCTGGTGGCTCTCATTCGTAAATACGGAGATTTTCAGCCACCCATCGAGTCCCCAAAGAGTCTTGAGCGAGTTGCGGGAGCACTTGCTTTCTATTTCGACCGATACCCGCTGGGTCAAGACGGGGCCATCCCTATTGACCGACAGGGAGTGCGAGGAATTGAGTACAGTTTTGCTGAACCGCTCCCGTTTGCGCATCCACAGACTGGCGACCCAATCCTTTACACAGGTCGCTCTGATCTACTGGCCGATTTTGCTGGGGGCCGTTACGCCTTCGATGAAAAAACGACTACATCACTTGGTGCCACGTGGGGCGCGCAATGGGACATGCGTAGTCAGTTTACTGGATATTGCTGGGCGAGTAGCCAGTCCGGGTATCCGCTTAACGGAGTCGTGGTCCGAGGAGTCAGCATCCTTAAAACCCAGTACGATACCCAGCAAGTTCTGACTTACCGGCCCGCGTTGATGCTGGATCAGTGGGAACGACAAGTCGTGCGGGACTTGGAGCGTCTGCGCAAGTGTTGGGAAGAAGACTATTTTGACTTCAACCTCGACCACGCATGTACGGAGTACGGCGGATGTTCGCTCAAGCGGGTGTGCACAAGTCCCGATCCACAATCTTGGCTCGATACCGATTTCGAGATCAGGATTTGGGACCCACTCAAGCGGGAAGAGGTTGCTGTGAACCCGCGCGAGTATGTGGAAGAGCATATCGAACTGGTTATCGGGAGGCAAGCATGAAGTGTGAAGTGTTCAAGCAGTTCAATATTCAACTCACGTTGCATCTCAGCGCAGAAGAAGCGTCGGCATTGGTGTTGCTGATGCAGAATCCGCGCTCGGACAACGAACTTCCGGTAGAAAAGGTTGTCCGCAGTGAAATCTTCACCAAACTTCAGGGGGCACTGAAAAATGCTCTGGGTGCCTAACGAGCACTATCCCTGGGTCACACAGTATATCATGATCGGGGATCATATTTATCCCCCGTTCGATCGACCCGCATGCTGGTACAGCGAAGAAACTAAGGAGGTTGTATGGGCGTCACAGGCCGTCCTTGTATGTCCGTGGACTCAGAAGGTCTGGGCGCGGATGCCGATTCTTGGACAAGAAAAAAATTCCTTTGCGATCCTTGCGGCCTCATCCCCTGGCCAGTTTTCCGTGAATGGGAACGTGCCGGGATCAGTAATTCCAATGTGGCCGAATCTATTGCATCAACCCTGGATCAGGTACCTGAACCGGGAAATTCTGAACCGTGAGGTTCTTTTACACTGTGACTTTTGGGAGAAAAAAGAATGGCGGGACAAAACATCAAGCGAGGCTCCGTAGGGGTGGCGAAGGCAGAAAAGGCTGTGAATTACAGCAAAGACGCACAACCGGTTCCTCGGACGGGTACGCAAGGGCTGAAAGCCTACTTCAATGAACCGGAGTACCTTGATCCAGTGCCGGGACCGATCAACCCCATCGGTACGAGGTTGGTTCAGCTGTACGACGAGCTGAACGAGTTGCAGAAACACATGTTCAGCTTGCAAGCTGCCATCCATCCGGTACTGATGCCCGATGACCAGCAGCCGGGCGAAACCAGTCTGGCATGCGAAATCGGCATGTCTCCGATGGAGTGCTCCATTCAGAACTGTCGAGACAAGGTGTTGACGTTGAACAACCACGTCACGTACCTGCTCAGCGTCGTTCGCCTCTAAGCAGCAAGGGCCGGCGGACCCTTTCCGCCAATCTACAGAGAAAGCCATGACCGAGCAAGCTCAGGCATTGATGAATGCCGAAATCAACGAAATGAACGACGAAACCCTCCCCGGGTTCAACGTCATGCTCCAAGGGGAATCCGGCGTGGGCAAAACCCACTCCATCGGAACCTTGGTTGAAAGCGGTATGGAAGTGTTCTACTTGTGCCTCGATCCGGGCCGGGAATCGCTGGCAGGTTTCTGGACCGACCGCGGGAAGAAGATTCCGCCCAATCTTCACTGGCAAACCATTCGCACCCTCCCGCAGGGCTTCTCCGAACTGAAAGACATTGCGCAGAAGATCAATCAGTTCAATTTCGAGATGCTGACCAAGATGGTCGACCCGAATAAGTCGAAGTACGATCAGCACGTCAAGCTTCTCACGGCGCTGTCCAGTTTCCAGGACGAACGCACCGGGAAGAATTACGGCGCGGTTGACCGGTGGGACACGGATCGCGTCCTGGTGATCGACAACCTATCGGGCCTCAGTGACATTATCATGAACAATGCCACGGGCGGCAAACCGGTCAAGAACCAGGGCGAATGGGGCATTGCGCAGACCCAGGTCGAAGTTCTGCTCAAAATGCTCACGGACGGGTGCAAGTGCCACTTCGTGCTTCTGGCGCACGTGGAAAAGGAGCTGGACGAAATCAACGGCGGCTACAAGACCATGGCTTCGACCCTGGGTAAGAAACTCGCCCCGAAACTCCCCAAGATGTTCTCTGACGTGGTTCTGGCCGAGCGTAACGGCACCAATTGGACCTGGAGCACCACAGCCAACGGCGTGGCGTTGAAGACCCGGAATCTCCCACTTTCGGACAAGCTTCAACCCGACTTCGGCGCCATCGTGAAAAAGTGGGAAAGCCGAGGTGGTAAGCGGCTCGAAACCAAGGAACCGATCAAGTAAGTAGTATCCCCAACCAATAACAAAGGGAGTTTTACATGACCGCATACTTATACGACCTGGAAACAACTTCGGCCGATCCGGAAAAGGCCAAGCCGGTGCAGGCGGCAGCCATCGCTTTCGACATTGACCCGAACGGGGTTGTCGAAGACCCGAGCAGCCACAATTACCAGTACTACGACGCCGGCGAAGAGTCGAGCAACGGGGCACTGGCTGTTCACGGCATCAGCCGACATGAGGTTCTGGCTCGGGAAGACTACATTGTAGCTACCGACTTCAGCACCGAAGACGTGGCACCCGGCATGACCTACATGGTCGGCCATAACATCGGCTACGACTACAAGGTCGCCGGGGAACCGCCCAACATCAAGACTATCTGCACGCTGAAGATCATCCGGAATCTGTTCCCGGAGTGGGACAGCCACACGCTCGGTGCAACGGCCCTCTATGCAGCGGAACATTATCTGGGCGACAAGGGCGGCATGCTCCAACGCCTACGGGAGGCCCATGACGCTCGCTGGGACGTCCTCATCAATCTGGACGTACTCCGCTTCATCGTCGGCACGCTCAAAATTCAGTCTCTTGACGACCTCTGGTTTCAGTACAACCAAACCCTGCGCTATCCGACGGTGTTCTCCTTCGGCAAGCACAAGGGCCGGCGCATTGCTGAAATCGCCAAAGAAGATCGCGGCTATTGTGGCTGGATTCTCCGCCAACCCGACATGGACGCGGATGTCGTAACCGCAGTTAGCCGTAGTCTGGGTTGACGCCGGGTCACATCGGCGCCATACTCAAACCCGAGCCCACCGGCTCATTTCTCAAAGCAACTTCTCATAGGAAACAGCAAAATGTCCGTTAGCCAATTTGATCCGCAAGCATTCCTGCAAGCAACCTTCGAAGAAAGCAACAGCACTGAAAGCATCCCGGTCCCCATCGGCGAGTTCCCGGGTATGGCCGAAAAGGTCGATATCACCCCGTGGGCATCGCGTGACGGCTCGAAGTCCGGCCTGAAGCTCCAGGTTCTCTGGAACATCATGGACGACAGCGTACGCGAAGTCACCGGCCGCGCCGAAAACAAGGTCCGTCAAGACATCATGCTCGATATCACCGACACCGGCATGCTGGACATGGGCAAGGGCATGAACGTGCGTCTGGGCAAGCTGCGCGAGGCTATCGGCCTCAACGTGCCCGGCCAACCGTTCGGCTTCCCGATGATCCAGGGTCGCATGGCAAAGGTGAAGATCAAGCACCGTCTGGGCGAGCAGCCGGGGGAAATCTTCGCAGAAGTCGAAGCCGTGAGCAAGCAATAAGGGGCTAACTGCCCCTGTGTAGCACAGCCCCCGGTAGCTTTTGGTTATCGGGGGTTTTTTATTCTAAGATGTTGAACCGCTCCGGGCGTTTTGGGGGCGTGTGTTGAGGGTGGGGTTCGGGCACCGGTTCGGCGCAATGCCGGGCCATTGCGAGCGGGTTGCAACGATCCGCCGCCGACCTCCCTGGTCAGCATAGCCCCGAAAGATTCCGGTTTGTCCACACACCGTACATTCCACAAAATGCAAACAATCTCTACGCAACGCATCGTCATTGGCGAGAATCGTCAGCGCCGTCAATTCGACCCGGAGGCTCTGCAGGCCCTTCGGACGTCCATTGTAACCCGGGGTCTCATGCATCCCGTAGTTTTGAGGAAACTTGAAGATGGGTCTCTTAAATTGGTTGCCGGCGAACGGCGTCTTAAGGCAGTCACCGAAGCACATTTCCTTGGGCAGACGATTGGATTTGGCGAAGGGATCGTCCCCGCGGGTGAGGTACCCTATACGCTCATTACGGCACTCGATGAGCTGGCAGCAGAAGAAGCTGAACTGGAAGAAAACGCAGTTAGAGAAGACCTCACGTGGCAGGAACGTGCGGCAGCCCTACAACGTCTGGATGCGCTCCGGCGTAAACAGGCTTCCGCGAAAGGTGAAGTATGGACCCCGTCGGATACTGCTTTGGAAGTTACTGACTCAAAGTCGGGCGGGGCTGCCACTGAAGTTCGACAGGCTATCGCCGTGGCAAAAGCGCTGGAAGCGGCTCCTGAGAGTGCGGCTGTTCAAGCTGCGGCAAAAGCCGGGTCGGTGAAAGAAGCCTTCAAGATTCTCCAGCGGGAAGAAAATCGCCAAAAGTTCGCCGAGGTCGCTGCCGAAATTGCGGCCAAGCCGGCCGAAAGCAAACATCAACTCCATCAGGGCAGCTGCATCGAAATCCTTGCCCGCCCCGAGTTCGAAGCCAAGTTCGACCTCATCCTTTCCGACCCCCCTTATGGCATGAACGCTGACCAGTTTGGCGACAGTGGTTCGGCCGAACGTACTCAAGGCGCACATCAATATGACGATTCCGTTGAATCCTGGCGTGCACTCATGCTGGAGTTCCTTCCCCTTTCCATCCGAGTCACAAAGCCACAGTCGCATATGTATCTGTTCTGTGACTTTGATCGTTTCCATGAACTCAAGAGAATGGCCGAAGATTCCGGCTGGACCGTCTTTAGAACTCCGCTGGTTATGCGCAAACTTGGCCAAGGCGGCCGAGTACCTCTTCCAAACCACGGACCCCGACGTCAATACGAGCTGGTTCTTTACGCGTATCGGGGACAGCGACAAGTTTGTGCTATCCTTCCTGACGTTTTTGAAAGTCCACTCATTGACGAAAGACTGGGACACCCTGCAGAGAAACATCCAGATGCAATACGAAACCTTCTTCAGCGATCAGCGCATCCAGGAGATAACGTACTTGACCCGTTCTGTGGGTCGGGTCCAATCTTTGCAGCCTGTGAATCGCATGGAGCATTCGCTACGGGCATCGAGCTTGACCAAAGTTTTGCTGGGATGGCTGCGACACGGATCAAGGGGCTGAAATGATTGAATATAACACAGGAACTCCAGGTGAAGTTGGGGTGTACGCCTGTAGAGTACGCGACCCCTACACTCCGGTGCTTTGGACAGACATGTTTTTAATGTGGATGGACAAACGCTGGTGGTATCTGCGGTCAGATCAACAGTTTCGGGGAGAAGTTGAATACTTTATCGGCCCGCTCCAAAGGAAAATGAAATGAGCTACAAGGGGAGTTTTGAAACCAACGAAGGCGGACTGATATTGTTTGTTAAGTTCCGTCATGGGAACGGAGAAGTCAGCTCTCAGGTAATTGTTCCGTGGGATCAGTTGAGCCGTAGCCTCAATCCAGCTCGCTACATCGAAACCGTGATTGCCAAGGTCGTTTCCCGCACCATTGCGAGCCTGGAAGATGGGGAGGTCAGCTAATGGAAACTTGGAATATGCACATCAAGCCGGATGGGGCTCTGCATCCGCGCATTTATGTCTTGACCGAGTTTCCTTCCCCGGAAGAGATTATCCGGAACAAGCCTTTCTGCGGTTCGGTCGGGCATGCATTTGACAAGTTGCTGAACGAAGCAAACCTACTTCGGTCGGATTGCTATTTCAGCTATGCGTGTCTGAAGGGACTTCCTCCGGACAATAAGAACAAAATTGATGCGTACTATCCCAAGGCCAAAAAGGATGTACTGCATGGGTTTCACCAGTACCTACATGATCGGTGGGTTCACCCCGAGATTGCTAAGAGCCAGGAGCGAGTGAAGGAAGAAATTGCCCGGATTAAGCCAGACGTGATTCTGGCCATGGGCAATGCGGCGATGCACTTGCTCACGGGCCAGTGGGGAATTCAGGCATGGCGAGGAAGTCTTGATTACTATGAAGGCATTCCGGTAATCCCGACCTTTACCATGCAGTATCTTTTCCGGGTATGGGACCAACGCCCGGTCATTTTGAACGACCTGCTCAAGGTTCGCAAAATTCTCCTTGGAGAAGTTGCAAAAGAGCCCGAGTGGAAATTTACCATTCGCCCGACCTTTGAGCAGGTCGAAGAACGCCTGCTTTGGCTAATTAACCAGTGCGACAATGCCGACGACTGGTTTGCGGCTGGTGTCGATATTGAAACCCGGGGCGGTCACATCAACTGTATAGGTGTAGCATGGTCCACAACCGAAGCTATCTGTATACCTCTGATTTCACTGGAAAGACCTGGTGGGTATTTCGAACTAAAGCAGGAGGGTCGGATTGTATACCTCTTGTACAAGCTCCTCACCCACCCGCGTTTCAAGAATGTGGGCCAGAACTACTCCTACGATGTTCAGTATATTTTCAGGGCATGGCATTTCATACCCGGGAATCTTCAACCTGGCGGCGTGGAAGATACCATGCTGATGCAGCATGTTCTCTACCCGGGCATGGAGAAAGGGCTTGGCTTCCTTTCCAGCTTACATTCGGAGCATCATGTGTACTGGAAAGACGAAGGAAAGCTTTGGAATCCCAATATGCCCGAGGAAGAGCATTGGGAGTACAATGCGAAGGACTGCTGTCGAACCCTGGGAGTTTACTACTCATTGAAGGAAACCCTGGAGAAAGAAGGGTTACTTTCCGTTTATCATAGACAGGCATATCGCTGCTGGCGTTCGGTGCTTATGGCAATGCTTCGCGGCGTTCGAGTTGATGAAGCCCGACGTCGCCAGATGCAGACTGAACTGTTCCAGAAGATCAATCAGATGCAGGCAAAGATTAATCGACTAGTCGGTCACGAACTGAACGTCGATTCCAGCCCGCAGATGAAGCGTCTTTTCTATGAAGACCTCGGCCAGAAAATCATCTATGCCAAAAAGGCGAACGAACAGGGCATCAAAATGCCCACTGTCGACAGTGATGCTCTCGACACTATCATGGAACGTGAGCCACTGCTCGCACCTCTTTGCTGTGCCATCCAGGAGCTACGTTCCCTCGGTGTTTTTTACTCCACGTTCGCTTGTGCTAAACTTGACTACGACCGGCGGATGCGTAGTAACTACAACGTAGCCGGAACGGAAACATTTAGACTGGCAAGCCGGCAGAACCCGTTTGGTTCGGGCATGAATCTGCAGAATATTCCGAAGGGGAATGAGTAATGACAAACTCTACATTTTTTCACTACGAAATTGGCACAGCTTTATTCTATAAAGGTGCCTCAACTCGCGGAGTTAATTTCGGCCTGGTTCAAGCAATCACGGTAACAATTGTGCAAGAATGCGCCACTGTTACTTACAAAATAAACGATAGTTGGTTTGTGAAGGTCACCGATGATAAGGAAGTTGCCGAGAGCTGGCTTCTGCAGGAAGGTAACTAAATGAGCAAACTCCTTTCCACCATGAAGAAAGCGTACACAGAGCACAAGCTCCCCAACGTACGCAAGATGTTCATTCCTGACCCGGGCAAGATGATCTGCGACTCCGACTTGGATCGCGCCGATCTTCAAGTCGTGGTTTGGGAAGCTGAGGACGAAGGACTGAAAAAAGCCCTCCGTGAGGGTCTCGATCTCCACTTATACAATGCCCGTGATGCCTTTGATCTCCCCTACACCGATGATGAGATTTACGAAGGAACGGATTCTTGCGAGGAACTTAAGAAGAAATATTACCCGCAACGACAGGACGCGAAAATGGCTTGCCATGCTACCAACTATGGAGCAAGCGCCCCCACCATCGCCCGAGTACTTGGTTGCACTGTCAAAGATGCCGAGCGCTTCATTAGCCGCTGGTTTGCTGCCCACCCGGGAATTCTAGATTGGCATAAGAGAACTGCCAGGTCACTGGAAGAGCACCATGCAGTTTGGAATCGTTTTGGCTATAGACGATTCTATTCTGAGCGCTTGGACCGACTTTTGCCAGAAGCACTTGCATGGCAACCGCAGTCCACTGTAGCCTGTGTCATCAACGAGGTTTGGAATATAATCGAGGAAACGGAGTCTGATCGAATCGAAGTGCTTATGCAAGTACACGATTCTCTAGTAACTCAGTTTGCAATCGAAGACACCGACTGGGCGGTGGCTCGGATCAAGGAGATTGGCAACAGCGTTGTCATTCCCTATGACGATCCTCTGGTCATCCCCCTCGGATGCAAAACATCTAAGATATCCTGGGGCGACGTATGATGCAAATACGCATCGAGGTTGAAGGCCGATCTGCCGTCGAACGTGACGCGAAAGAGTCGGAATTCATTTCCTGGTATTTCAGCGGCAAATTCCAAGACCAACCAATCAAGACCCTGTCATGGACAGACCGTGACGGGGATCATAAACTCATTTTCGCAGAATAAAATGGGACGACCAAAAGGGGATTTGTACCAGCCCGGGCACCGCTTCGGGAAACTGGTATTGACTCATGATGATGGCTATGTCATGCATGTCACATGTGATTGCGGGCGATCTAAGGTTGTCAAGCGGGGCAATCTAATTCATGGTCACACGAAAAGTTGTGGCTGTGAACGTCGCCGGAAGGCAAAAGAGACCGGGCAAGCTAACGCCGGGAAGCAGAAAAATATCATCGAAATCCCGCTAAATGTCGAATCGAAACTACCCAAGCTGGCTTGACCAGTTTATAAAGTTTGCGGGATCGGGGGAGGCTCCAACCAGGATGTATTTCTGGACAGGAGTCTCTGCAATCGCTGGTGCGCTCCGGAGGCAGGTGTGGTTGGACTTCAAACAGTTCAAATGGTACCCCAACTTCTATATTGTGTTGGTTGCTCCACCGGGTATCGTTTCCAAATCCACCACAGCGGGCATAGGTATGGATTTGCTACGAAGTGTCCCCGATGTGGTCTTTGGACCATCAGTGGTTACTTGGCAAGCCCTTATCACCGCTTTTTCGGAAGCGACCCGAAGCTTCGAACTGAACGGCGAGTTCTATCCTATGTCAGCAATGACATTAGAATCGTCGGAGTTCGGCAACCTACTGAACCCGCAAGACAAGCAGATGATTGACCTGATGGTCGAACTTTGGGATGGGAAGACCGGCACGTTTGAGAAAAAGACCAAGCATAGTGGTGACGACAAAGTCGAGAACCCTTGGATCAACTTGATCGCATGTACCACTCCGGCGTGGATTGCAGGGAACTTTCCCGAATATATGATCGGCGGGGGTTTCTGTTCCCGGACCATTTTTGTCTATGCGGATCAGAAACGGGAATACATCGCCTATCCAGACGAAAACGTCATCACGGACTACGCCGAAGTTCGAGAGGGTTTGATCAAGGACTTGGAGCGGATCAGTCTACTCAAAGGCCAAATGACCCTGACCGACAGTGCTCGGAAGTGGGGGCGTGCTTGGTATATGGAGCACTATTCCAAGAAACACCACGCACTTGAAGGGGATCGATTCGGCGGCTATCTCGCCCGGAAGCAAACCCATATCCACAAACTGGCTATGGTGCTTTCAGCGTCCGAGGGCGACACCCTTCAAATCACGGACTCGCATCTGGCTACAGCCGATGCCATGGTCACTGATTTGGAACTTGACATGCCGATGGTCTTTTCCAAGATCGGCCAGACCGAGGAGTCGGTCACTGTTGAGCGTATGATTCAGTGGATTCGTGGGACCCGCGAATGTGAGTTCAAAGAACTCTACATGCGCTTTCACACCCACTTTCCAGGCATGCGGGAGTTTGAAAATATTATAGCCGGCCTAGTTGCTGCCGGCTATATCAGAAAAATCCAATCCGGAATGGAATGGAAGATTGTTGCTACTTCTTAAACGAAGGGGGTTGCTGTGGGTTCCGAATGCCAAACCACCAAGTCACTACGGTTGTTGCCAGATACAGAATGGTTGTCGAAATATGCAGGCTCTGGGCCTGCAGTACTTCTACATTTGGCTGAGTGCCGATCGTTTTCAGGATGGCTGAAGTTTGTTCGTAAAGTTGCCAGCTCATCACCAGAAGAGCTAACGTTAGTGTCGGACGTACAACACCTCGAAGAAATTCGAGCAGGGCTAGAACTCGCAGCGAGAAAATATCGCCCTTGGCTGCATCAGCAGTCAGATAAGTGGCTCGGTCCGCTTGAAGAGATTGTGCAAATGCTTTTTGAGCTTCAACCGCCACTGCTCCTTCCTGCTCAATGGTCGCAACTTTACCTCGTTGTTCCCATTCGGCCTGCATGATAGCTAGGTCCTTGTCTTTGAGCTGCAATTCAAGCTCGGCCCGTTTCAGTGACGATTCGGCGTCGAGCTTTCTTGTTTGGAGGTCGAAAAACTTCTGAACGAGAACCCCAAGCAGCCCGGTCGCGCCCCCCGCGAACACACTGCCAAATACCGATAGCAGACTAGTTAGCATTTTTTATCTCCAAGCGGAATGGCTTTCCATCCCAAAGTGTTTCAAAGTTACGAACTGCTGGTTGCGAAAGCAGAATAGCGGGTTTCCCCTCGATCTGCCCAAGTTTCTCACCCAATGCGATACAGCCATTGAGCTGAGAATACAGGTTGGCCGGATGAATCCGGATACCGGAGCGATTGGGGACCCCGTCAACCAGATATACACGCTTTTTGAACCTGGGTGAGTAGGTCCAATAGCAGTTATACTTACCGGCCGGGATGGAGCTAATCGAACTCTGATTATCCCGCCACGGACGCTCTAGAGTGTGACACTCGAATCCGGACATAATCAACTGTCCGAAAGTACCATACTCGGTAGAAGGTCCGCGCAGGATCAAAACGTCTGACATAAATCCCCCTTACATACGTGCGCTTACCGTTAATGGACTGGACTCAGTGTAAAGCATACAAACTTGTCCGGTAGTAAGTCCACTAGCAACATTAGCTACAATGGCAGCTCCAGGTACGTTTGTCGCTCCGTAGGGAGAGGTATATGACGTTACCGGGAAAGATCCACTGCCGTTATACAGTCTATTGGAAGCTCCAGCAATATTCACGGACGTTCTCACCGGGCCGTTGCTTAGCAAAATAGTTGCAAGTGTAGCCCCTTGTGCATAGCCACAGCCAACAAACATGCCAGCAGGATACAGGATAAAATATCGCTGGCAGCGAGCCAATTCTTGCTGAAAATCAACTGTAGCAAATGGCAGTAAGGTATCAGAATCCACCCAAGAAACGTCAGTAATGTTCATCTGACGATTCAAAGTATCCAGTTGATTGGATTGGGTAGTGGCTGCTACAAAATTACCGGCTTGCCAAGCGTTTAGAGTTGAAGTTTGCCAGGTAGTACCTGCGGCAAAAGTAAAAGAAACTTCCGCGGCAAGCGCGTTACTGGTGACCCAAGTCCCGGTAGTATCTCCCGGAATTTGCACTGAATAGTCAGTCGGAGTTGTGGTAATATTAAAAGTGGTTACAAAAGACCGGTTATTCGCTGCATTTCTAATTGCAACAGAAATAGTGGCAGCTTGTGAAGCCGATGCCCTAAAACGGAGCCATGAACTACGTGCTGCAGAACTTCCATAAAGAAGTCGACGAAGATAGTATCCTTCAATTCGTGTACCTTTTGTAGCAACATCCCCCGCCGCAAGCGAAGCTTTTGCGGTAGTAGTTTTTGCGAACATGTAGCACGGATCGAAATTTGATACAGAGCCCGTGGTAACTCCACATTGATATACGAACCCGGAACCAGCACCGTTCCCTATCCACTGATCTGCAAAATACCCAACAGCAGCGGTAATAGAAACGGGAGTTGTAGTTTCCTGTTGAATAGTTCCGTGAGGGTTAAGGATCAAGTTTGGACGACGCGTCGCATACAGCAAATCCTGAGCATCAGTGTAGTTCTTTTGCGAAGTATCCCCTGCCTGCATCTGAGCCAAGTTGACCGCGTCACCTGACAAGGTGCCCGTGGCAAGGTTCTTGATTTTCTTGAAGTTCCAGTCCAGATCGGCCGCTGGCTTGCCCTGACCATCCCGAGTAAGAACATTAGACAACCCATTAAATACATCAGTGAGTTGCTGGTTATACTGTGTTGCAAGAATGGTCGTACCCGGAACAGCTGGAAAAATCGGTGATGCAAGGGGCACAAAGTTTCCGTTACCATCGTAAGGCATGATCTATTCCTTTTAGGGATTCTTTCGCAAACTAACTGTACGAATTACCCCGCCGCCATTATCAAAAGCGGCACCAGTATTATCAAGTCCCCATGTTGTAGCATCTATTTTACTAAGTACTTTAAAAGAAATACCTGACACTGACAACGATATGTTTTGATTAAGTCCCGGGGGAGCAGAAAAGTACACACGAATACTATACACGTTTGTTGCTGTTTGCACCTGGGTACAGGAGGAAGGCACACCTCCCCAAAAATCTGTTGCAGCAAAATTATAGGTTACATTGGGCCACGTACCATTAACCGGACCTGACGATGTATTTACAGCATTTCGTCCCTTCAAATCTTGCAAACTAATAGGGCCAGATAGCTTGTTGCATAACGCTCTAACAAGAGAATCTGCCAGTGTAATTGGAGCATTAGAAGAGTTTCCAAGCTCCACGTTAACATCACTGAGAGTTATAGCTCCGGTGGGAGTTGTCATTATTGAAAGCCCCCCACATTACCAGATGCAAGGACCGATCCAGTTGACCTGGTATTTTTACTGAAATTTATTTGATTTGCGGATGGATCAAACTGAGCCCACCAGTTGGTTGTTGTGCTGTCGTAACCCAGATAGATTTTATTATCCGAACCAACCCATAACAGATTGATTTTTGTAGTTCCATCTGCGAGATAAGCTTGAAGTGGCACAGCATTACCAAGCACTAACTGAGCCTTCACCCGAGCATCGATGGCCGGAATCAGCTGATCCAAACGAACAGCGTCCGAGTTAGCTACCCCAGGAGCCAAATTAGTCAGCTTCTGGTTATTCCAGTTGATTGTGGCGTTAGGTTTGCCCTGCCCGTCCCGCGTGAGGCAATTGCTTAAGGCAGCGGCCATGTCCAGAATCTGCTGGTTATACTGGTTAGCGGTAATCGTAGTTCCAGCCACCGCCGGAAACAGCGGGGGAGAAACAGGATTGTAAACGCCGTTGCCATCGTAGGGCATGATAAACTCCGGAATGTTCTATCGCCGTACATTACGGCATTTATTGTTGACTGGTATCCGCGTTGGTTCCAACCGAAACGCCGCCGAGCAGGCCTTGAACCAAGGAACGCGCCTTTTCCGAGTTCGGGGGGATTCGGGCCAGCTCTTTCAACTGCGCAATGCCTTCGGGGGAAGTTAGCATTTTGTCCAGAGCAGTGAGTGCACTGGCTTGATATCGAGCCTCGCCAGCTCGAGCCACCTTCTCAAACGGCAGGAACCCGAACACGCGCATCAGGTTGGAGGGTACGTTGTTGCCCGCTTCAGTTGCAATTTCAGCCGGATTCATGCCTCGAATGGTGGCCGGACGCTTGGCTTGCTGTGCGGCGATCTGCAGGAAATTTTCAAACCCCGGAAGCAAATCGGTGTCACGCATACCCTGCGCCCGGGCCATACCGACGAGCGTGTCCCGCAGCCCCTGCCGTTTGACCTCATTCCCGAACAAAGCGGAAACGTTGGATGCGAACTTGTCCGGAGTGCCATTCGGGCCAACATTGGTTAGCTCGCCCATCGTTCGGGCAAGGTAACTCTTGGCCGCGTCCAAGAATGCTGCTTGTTGGCCAGCTTGTCGCATGTTGCGTTCGGCGGTCAGGATGTTGCTTGTCCCGCCCGGGGTCGTGCCTTGCTTGAAGATACTGTCAGCAAGTGTCCGGGCGGCGTTCACATCTTCCTGCGAACCAGTCTTACCAGCCAACTGCCCGATAACTGACTTCTTGAGCGGGTCGACCAAATTCTCACTCATGGTCTTGTATAGGTCGTTGCCGGCCTTAAAAGCCGGAAACAGTTCTCCCATTTGCCCGCGAAGACTGTCAAGCACATCGCGCAGTTTCTTATCCTGGAAAGCATCGACACTGGCTTTGTTGAGCCCAGGAGCTTTGACGTCCCTATAAACCTGCTTGAGCACTTCGTTTAGTTGTGTCAAGTCGGTAATGGGGACGTTTTTAGGCACAGTTTCCTGCACCCCGGTGGCAAAAGTAGTGGGGCCAGCCGCAGGCTGCTTCACCGGATTCGGGATTTGCAGACGACTGGCCAGGTTGTTCAGAGCATCACCGAGGGTAGTGTTGGGATATTTGGAAGCCAAGGTCTGCACCTGGGCTTGCATCCCCTTGACAACATCTTCGGGCAAAGTACCACCTTGCTCATAAAGCTTGGTAACGGCTTGAGTACGCAGCTGTTTCGCCTTGTTGATAACTTCCGTTGCGGCATCCTGCATGGAATTTGCCGCCGTGTTGGGCTGCACCACTTGCCCAGGAAGTTTTCCAGTAACTTGCTTGGCAATGTCTGCGAGTTGATTCGGCTGCGAATTCAGGATATTCTGGATGCGCGGACCTAGCTCGGAGTTTGCCAGTGCATTTTCCAAGCTATCCACATTGGTGCGGCGACCGAGGGCTTGCCCCAAGGTGATGGGAGAACCGGCTTTGATGGCCACGTTCATCTTTTGCAAGGCTGCGGCAAGCTCTGCATCCGACACATCAGACAGAGCCCGACGAGCCAAATCAGCCGTATTGCCCCCTAGAGCCGCTTTGGCTGCGCTGGGAGCTGCACCTCCGGCAATTGCCCCGATCAGACGCCCCGGAGCACCCGCCACCCGCTCGCCAACTTCACCTCCCAGGCCGGACAGGGTGCCGGTAATAACTTTGGTGGCAACCGACCCAGGGCCAATGGCCATACCGCCAATACCCTGTCCTGCGGAATCGACGTACTTTTCAGCCGTACCTTGAGGCGAATGCAGGACGTTTTCCAGGTCCTGTTTCGGGCTGTTCGTCTTGTCGATTTTGGCCTGAACTTCTGGCGAGTTTTTAAAAGCCCCACCAACGTCCGGCATATTTGCAGCACCTTCCATGATCAGGTTCGGAAGGCTTGCAACGCCCTTCACAAGACCAGAGCCAAGTGCCTTCACCAATCCCCACGCGGAGTTGGGATCGGGAAGGTTTTGCTGCTGGGCGGCCGGAGCAGCGGGACTTGCAGGGGCTGCAGCTGCCGGGGTATCCGGAGCCTCGACTTCATAGCGAGCCCCATCAGGACCTTGAATCTCGTATCGCGGCATTAGTCGATCCTCCGCAGAATCTTGAACCCGGACGGCAGACCAAGGGCTTCCGGCGTCGGAAGTTGGCCTTGCGACTGGTCAAACTTGTAGTCAAAGCCCTTCAAGCTGCCGTTGTTGCGCTGGTACTCATCCATGCGTTTGAACTGCGACAGGGTGTTGTTGCTCGACTGTTCTAGACGATCCAAGATCTTGTCGAAAGCGGCCGGGTCGTTGTTGATCGACCCGATCATCTTGTCGATGTACTCACGGTCAGTGTCAGTAGGGTTGAAGCCCAACTGCTTAACCTGCGGGAGTGCCAACGATTTGAGAGTTGCCTGCAGATCTTGCGTGTTCGCCAATTGCTTCGGAGTGAGCTGAAAACCAAGGGCATTTGCAAAAGCCGCAGCACGCTCTTGTGTACTGGCAAACGCACCGCCAAAGGTTCCTCCCTTGAGGTTTTGACGAATCTGGTTAACCACCTTGAGCGATTCACCAGCCTTTTGCGCTGCATCTCGTTGAGCCGTAACGAAGTCAATATCCTTGGTTCGCTGGGCTTGATCAGCAGCCGCGATGGATTTGTTCCAGGGTACGACGCCCGTAGACCCTCCGGGTTGTGTTGGGGTACCATTGCCCCCACCCGCTCCCGTCGAGGCGCCCATGCGTTGCAACTCGGACGCAATCGCCTGTTTATCGGCGTCTGTTTTGGCGTTGACGTACTCGTTTCGCAGGATGGCCACACGGTCAGCATCACGGCCAGCTTGCACTGACGGGGGTATGACCATGTTGGTGGGGGTAGCTGTAGCCGGCAATGCCCCCGGGGCACCGACACCAGCTCCAGCAACTTGCGCCCGAGTCGGGTAAGCAGTACCTTGCGGGTTTTCAATCGGGTACGGGTCAAGTTGCGCTTTGGCCGATTCTTTCGCATAAGCGATTCGACCTGCTTGCTCCGCTTGCGGACCCATAATCCCTGCAACAGGACGAGCCGTCCCGTTCCCAGTCGGCTGAACCAGCATACCGGATTCGGGGATAACCATCGGCTTACCTCGGGTAAGCATCGCTTCGGCTAGTTGTTTGCCACTAGGATCAGCTGCCGCAGACACAGCAAATTCTTGCGGAGTGAGTCCAGGAGTAAGCTGGGCCACCACATCGGCAATCGTTCGACCCGGAACTTGTTGCGGAGCAGCCCCTTGAACAGGTTGCCCATCCGGACCAACCTGCGGCTGTGCAGGAACAGCTCCACCACCACCAACCAGACCCTTGATGAGCCGGGTGAACGGGGTGTTTTCCTTGTTCAAGGAATCCATGTCCGTTTGGCCCAGTTTCTGCATCTCCGGGTATTGGCTCAGAATAGCTTGAACCGCTTGCTGTCGCGTCGGGCCGTTCGCGGTTTGATCCGCATAGTTCGTAACTGCCTGATTGCGAGCCGCAAGGTAGTTCTTGGCCGCTTCGTTTTCAATATCGTTGACACGATCCTGTCCCTTCACCATGGCGAGAGTACCAAGGATGTTGGCCAGTGCGGTACCGGCGTTGGCCCCGCCGACATACACCTGACCTGCCATATGGCCTTGCGGCTGTTGCATGGCGTTTGCAGCCAAAGCCTCCAGAATCTTCTGTTTGGCCTGGGCTTGCTGGACGGTCTGGGTGTAGTCGTTAGGGACTACCAGCTGTTGAGGTTGTGCGGGTGTCGGCATGTTGGCACCTTTATCAGAACATTGCGAAGCCGAGAGCAGCCAAGCCGCCAAGCTGGCCAACAGTGCCCCACGTAGAAGCGTTATTAGCATTGGAGACATTGGTCTGGTTCAACGCCGCATTGTATCCGCTTTGCGTGGCTCCCATGAGGTCAGGGGCTTGAGCGTTGCCAGCTGCGCCCTGTGCACCAGATGGCATATTAACCCCGAGCATCGAGCGGAGATTGTTCAGGGTATTCCAGTTGGTGGTGTACTTCTGAAGTTCCTGGCTCAGATAGCTATCTCGGGCCTTGTTGTTCAGGTCGGCATTGCTGTAAGCCTGTTGGAAGGCTTGCTGCTGTGCTTGCTGACCTTGCTGTACCGCCGCGTTGTTTGCTTGCTGGTATGCAGCCGCCTTATTTCGGTCGAACGTCGCCATCTGCTCCTTGTAAGCATCCGAGTTCGGGTCAAAGCCCTGATTCGTCAACTTGGTTTCAAGGTCAGTTTGTTGGCGCGTGAATTGCGGATCGAGGTTGGCCGAATACTGATCGTAGACAGCTTTCACAGCCGCATTGCGAGCGTTGTCGCCAATCGAGCTGTCAACGTTGGTAACCATTGCCGGAGCACCGGCCCAATTCGGACCCTGATTTGCATTTGTAAATGCAGAACCAATGCTGCCCCGAGCCATCCCGCTTAAGTAATTTTGGCTGTTGAGATTAGCCTGCTGATCCGGGCTCAGCGTGGTGTTGAAGGTCTGACCATCCCAGCTGGTCGACCCATACGGATTGTTGGTGTTGATTCGTCCCAGCATCGTGTTAAACAATGCTGTTTGCCGGTTTTGGTTCCCCTGCTCCTGAGCAACGCCAACGTAGTCAGGGGAGTCCGGTGCGCTCGATTTGCCGCCCATTTTCAGGCTCCTGTTTTAGCCACTTACATTCGTCTTTTTTCATCCCGTAGATCAGCAGAGCGCCGCACGGGTGGGCATCTTTCAGGGTCGCCTGAATCTTAAACCCAAGGTGTTCGTCGAAGCGCCGAGCTGCGTGGTTGTTTTCAGCCACAAGGCCGAGAACCAACTTGCAACCAAGCTGACGAAACGGATAGTCAAAGCATTTGAAGAGATACTGCCGGGTCATCCACCGGGCTCCGGGCTCGGCGGCGACGTGCATCTGAATACTAGCACCGTTAAAATTGTCGTACAAGACTGCAGCAATGATCCGATCGTCTTGAACGAGTGCGATAGTCTTTCCGGACCCGGGAATAAAAGTGCCGCCTGTGCGGCGGCAAATCCAGTCTCCCACAAGGTCGTCGTGCCCCAGAAGGATGCGCTTCACAGGAATTCTCCGACTTCAAAGATATGGTCAGTTGTCATCCAGCGGCATTGCTCCCGATTGGATGTGACCTGAAGCATGGTAGCTGCGTAATGCCCCACCCAAGCTGCGGCCGTGGCCCAAGACTGGTTGATCTGGAAGTCGGCTCCCCAGGTAGATGCATCCCATAGGGACGTGTCCCAGATACCGCCTGAAGGTGGCACTGGAGGAAGCTGACCCGTCAGAAACTCATCCCGGAAGTCCACGGCCAAGCCCACCAAGCTTGCTACGGAGGACACAACCTGAATATTGGGGCGAATCAACTTCCACTGCTTATTGTTGCCGGGATACCCGAAATGATCGTAGCCCGACTTACTCAGTGCCACAATGTTCGCGGTATCATCGGAGAAGCCTGTCCAGGCTTTGTACACAGCCGACCCCCTGCACATGTACAGGTTCGAGCCTAAAACTGCAAAATCTTGACCACCCATTCCTGTGAAACGGGTCCAGGCATTTGTCTGTGTGTTCATGACAAACTGCACAGAGTTCGCAGCGTTGCCGCCGATCGGTACATTCACAAGGATGAATGGAGCCGTGCTGTATTGTATGCATGACCACCCCTTCGTATTGCGGTTTTGAGCAACAGCCGAAATCCAGGCGTTGATGATCGTATCTGTAATGCTGATCGTACGGTCAATTGAGCTGGATTGGAACGCCTTCGAAAGCGGATACAAACCGTCTTCCAAGACCACGAGCAAATCGCCTCCGAACTTGCAGAACGGACGCTGCCCGATGGGTTTGGCCAGGTTATACACACCGACCAAGTTCCACGCGGTTGCGCTGCTCGGATCGGTGCCTTGGAACACTGCAAATTGCCCTTCGCTCGTTACGAAAACTGCCAGGTCATCCACACCCGAACCGCCGTCAAGCGTCCAGGTGCCCATCGCAACAAGCGTACCGCCCTTAGAAAAGATACCTTGGAGGGGGAACTCGGCTGCGCTGCCTGCAATCGCGCCGACGCCAAGGTAGAAAAAGCTCAATCGATTCGTCGGGATGAAGAAGAGACGGTTTTTAAAAACGTTCACATTAATCATCTGGCTCGACACAGCACCCCCGGCAAAAGTCAAAGCCGGGGATGAGGTAGCATTGAGAGCCTTCCACGAAGTTCCGTCATATAACTGAACATCGTCCGATCCGTTACATGCATGTAGGAACCATCCTGCCGAATTCTGGAAGTTAACATACTGCATAAATCCGTTGGAAATGGTTGCTACCGCGGACCCAACTACACCTGCAGTTGTAACATCGAAAATCCCCGAATCCGTAGTGCAAAACAACTTCTGACCGGAAGCTGTTGAGGAGTATGCCATCAAAGTTCTGGTGTTGCCAGTAAACCCAGTCACATAAGACAAATGACCCTGACGGGTTTCAACCCAACTTTCCCGGGGGAACCAGTTGTCAAGAACGATCGACTCGCCTTCCGGTACGCCTGCCCAAGGATCGCGGGCATTCCACCCGTGAATCGGGGCCAACTTTGTCCCTGGCCGCGAAATGCGACGTTGGGAGGGACGCTTCGAAGCCAGGGGTTGACGTAGCATGATTTATCGGGGACCGGGATTTGCCCAGGAACCGGGCGGAACGATGATGCCGGGGCCTTCCAGACGCCCTTTCTCGGCAACGTTGATGAAAGGCTTCAGGCCTGCGGGCATGGAGTAGCTTGCGCGGAGGGCCTCGTAGTTGCGGAACTCTTCCGTATAATCCAGGCCTTTTTCAGCCTTCCATTTCCAACGCAGACCAGCCTTCAGCACAGAATCATCGACGACCGAAGTGTCGGCATCATCAGTGAAGTATCGCTTGTAGTTGCCGCCAGCATCCAAAATGCATTGCTGGGACAGGTATTCAAAAGCGTAGGTGTGGCCCGTCGGCGGGGTCGGTTGCAGCCACAAATGCTGCTTCCAAAAACGGAACCGTGGCAGCATGCCGGCGTTCAAAGCCATGTATTGCTGCCACTCAGTTTCAGTAATCGGGCCTTCGCATTCCAGGTGAGTCGTCCGGTTGAAGAAGGTTTTCGGAACAACCTTCCACATCGTATCGCCATTCGGAAGCAGACTGGCCACAGAGCCCTGATCCATCGAATTGATCGAAACGAAAACGCACTCACGCTGGAGCGGGGTAAAGTTGTCCCGAGTCACCAGATCATCCAGCAACTCATTCAGCAGTCCCAGCATCTGCAGCACCTGCGCATCCGTCGCACCGGAAACCGTAGTCGGAACTGGCACTGCGGTTCGCCGGCAGTGATCGGTCACAAGTTGGAGCAGAGTCTGGGACATGATCTTATACCTGGAATTGCGGCGGAGCGCTTTCCTTCACCGCTTTGGACGTGAGATTGGCTTCGGCCAGCAGCTTTTCGACAGCTTCCAGCCGCTCCTTCAGCATACGGTTTTCACCCTTGAGCGCGGTGATTTCTTCCACCGAACGGCCTGTCGAAGCGGCTTCGGCCAACCAGCGCTGAGCCTTTTCCTTGAGAGCTACGCCACCCATGCCCAGCCGGGTCAGAACCTCGGTGTTGGCATGGGCCAACTGTTCCACCGTCGTCACGTTGAGGTTGAGCAGGTTGCGGATCTGCGCGGGCGAGGCAACCGGCCAGGACTTGATCGGGGTGCCGTCTTCAGTCATTTCTTCGCCGGCTTTCCACTGCGAATACATGCGCTTCCAGGCGTCAACCCACTGCGCCGGAATGCGGGCATCTTCACCCATGGCCATGCTTTCCTGCTGCTTGATCCACTCGGCGTAGGGCTTTTCGACCCGATCTTTGCCACCGCGCGGAGTGATGATAGCATAGTCCACGTCGACAGCAACGTAGTGACCAGCTTCGATCGAGGCTGCACGGTCTTCGACCGGACGCTTCTCGAACGTGACATGCGGCGGCAAGAGTTTTTCGTTATCCATGAATCATCCCCAAACTGGTTATCTGTTCCCCAAAAAGCCCAAGGGACCGAAGTCCCCTGGGAATTTCGCGGGGGATTGGCGCGAAATTAGGTGATGGCACCTTGCACGTACATGCCGGAGGGGGCTGCGACTTCGACGTAGCCCGTGTTGGTGAAGGTCAGGGTCGGCGAACCCGAGGCCGTCGGAGCGTTGTTCAGGATCGGATTGTCGTTGCTGTCGAAGCCGGCGACCACCGAGCTGGCGGCGATGCCGGTACCGGTAACAGCCTGCCCAATGAAGATGCCCGACGAGTTGTTGACCTGAACGGTCTTCGAACCGGCCTTGACCGATGCCATGGTCGTACGGGTAGCCGTCGATGCGCGCATCACGGTGGCACCAAGCAGTTGGCGACCGGCCGAGTTGGCGTTGACGGAGCCTGCAGTCGTAGCGTCGATGCCCACCGTGTTGCCGGCTGCCACCGAGGCCACCGCCAGAACCGGGATCATGCCGCCAGAGCGTTGGAACCAGCCCCACTGACCCACGGTCATGGCATCCTTGGCTACCACCACACCGCGACCGGTGTTGGCCGTGTTGGGCAGGGTTTTGGCCTGGAAGCCGTCATCGTAGCAGGACAGCTGGTTTGCTGCGATGGTGCCTGCGGCTTGCAGATAGATGAACTCACCTTCGCCGTAGATGCCATTCAGGTCATGGCCGGTCAGCATCGCGCCAGCGGGAAAGCGCTGCGTGGTGTCCGGGACGAAGAAGTCGTTCGGGCCGAGATTGCCCGAAACGGCGTCGACAATTGCATACTTGGTCATTTGGATTTCTCCGAAACTGGTGAAAGAAACCGGGATGTACGGGGAATGCACATCCCGGAATTCTTTTAGGCCTTGAGAATGCCCTGACGGCGACGGTTCGAGCAGGTGATGTTGCCCATCCAGATCAACGGGATGATCGCCGCATCCTGGTTGTACGGACGCTGCTCGGGCAGTTCGGCCAGATCCGCATCTTGGTGGACGACCAGATTGAAGTAGTCGGTCATCAGGAAGTACATGCGGTTCGGCAGGATGCCGGAGCCACCGTCGAAAATAACGTCCGCACCCTTGTACTTCAGGCTGGTGAAGCCGCCGTCTGCCGAGCTGCCGCCGTTGTCGGTCGTGTAACGCTTGATCGACACCTGCGACATTTCGTAGTACTGGAAGTACGAGTT